ACAAGAAGAACTTTAACGGTTGAAGGTTAGCGGTTAATGGCAGGAGATACAAATAGCAATATTTTTATAAATATTGATACCTCACAAGCAATGACGCAACTGCGTCTTCTTGAAAAGGAACTCACTGCTCTTAACCGCTCCCTCATCGTTGGAACAAAGACTGCAGCAGCAGCACAAGCAAAATACGCACAATCTCTTTTACACAATGTAAATGCCACTGGTCAGTGGACAGCATCAATGACAAGAATGAGCACTGCATCTGAGCAGTTTGCTACAAACCTAGATAGACAAAGACTATCACTTAAAGAATATTTTAGATATGGTGCAGCATCTACCAAGACTTTTGGAAAGTTCTTTGGCCGTGAATTTGACACCATTGGAAAACTTGTAGACAAGCGTGTAAAGACTCTACAACAGCAATACGTTCAGTTAGGACGAGATGCCCAAGGCGCAATGAACGCCATGAAGTTTACTCCAAAGTCCCTGAACATGCAAAATTTAACTACCCAGTTAATGATGGCAACACAAAAACAACAAATATTAAATAAACTTATTGATGATGGTTCAACAAAACTATTAAACTTTGGTAAGAATACTCAGTGGGCAGGTCGCCAACTTATGGTTGGTTTTACAATTCCACTTATGCTTTTTGGCGCTCAGGCAATTAAAACATTTAAGGAAATTGAAACACAGACAATTAGATTTAAAAAGGTTTACGGAGATATTTTTACAGACCAGGGAGCAACAAACGCTGCTTTAAAAAATATTCGTGACCTTGCTGATGAGTATACAAAGTATGGACTTACAGTTTCAAACACAATCAAGATGGCTGCAGATGCTGCAGCAGCAGGTTTTTCTGGCAAGGGATTAGAAAATCTTGTAGAGCAAACAAATAAACTTGCAGTACTTGGTGGAGTAACACAAGAAAAAGCATTAGAGACTACAATTGCATTAAAGAATGCTTTCCAGATTGATACTGGAGCAATGGCTGGAACAATTGATTTCCTTAACGCTGTTGAAAACCAAACTGTCGTAGCACTTGATGATTTAACAGAAGCAATTCCAAAGGTTGCTCCAGTTATTCAGCAACTTGGTGGAGATGTAAAAGACCTTGCATACTTTATGGCTGCAATGCAAGAAGGTGGAATATCTGCAGCCCAAGGCGCAAACGCACTCAAGTCTGGCCTTGCATCATTAATTAATCCAAGCAAAGCAGCATCAAAGGCAGCAGCAGCAGTTGGAATTAATATAAAGGGTATTGTTGAAGCAAACCAAGGTAACTTAAGAAATACAGTAACTGGTTTTGCAAAAGCATTACAACCACTTACAGATCTTGAAAAATCAAGAGTAATTGAAAAGGTTTTTGGCAAATATCAGTTTGCTAGAATTTCTGCATTATTAAATAACATAGGAAGAGAAGGAACACAGGCTGCCCGTGTACTTCAATTAACCAATGCTTCTGTTGAAGAACTTGCAATCTTAAGTCAACGAGAATTAAAGATTCAAGCCGATTCACCAATGAATAAGTTTGTTGGATCTGTAGAAAGATTAAAGGCGGCCATTGCTCCAATAGGAGAATTATTTTCAAAAATACTTACACCAGTAATTGAGTTTATTGGAAGAATGGCTGAAAAGTTTAACAATCTTCCAGATGGAATAAAGAAGGCTATTGGAGTTATAACTGTTGTAGTCGGTGGACTAGGACCGCTATTCTTAATGACATTCGGTTTGCTTGCAAACGCCGTGGCAAACTCAGTTAAGGGTATTCAGGTTCTTCGTAAAGGCTATCAGCAACTTGCAGCGGGATCAACTGATGCAGCATTAAAGACACAGTATTTATCACAAGAAGAGTTAGAAAATATCTCTATTAGTAATGCTCTTTATTCTAAGCATCAACAACTATCTGCAGCCTATGCATTAGAGGCATCTGCATTAACATCTTTAACAAGTGTATACACCAAGGCTAACGCTTCTATGGGAGCCTTTGCAGCAGGTAACCCAGGAATGTTTATGCCTAGGGGAGGCATTATGCTTCCTAAGAAATTTGCGGGAGGAACAGCATCAGTACCAGGACCAAAGGGAGCAGGGGATGTAATCCCAGCAATGCTTTCTCCTGGAGAGTCTGTTATTCCAACAAAGCAGACACAAAAGTATGCAGGGTTTATTAATCAGATTATCCAAGACAAGGTTCCAGGTTTTATGGCTGGAAAAGTTGGAGCATTATCAGCAGGCCCTGCAGCATTCCGTGAAGCACAACAAGCAAGATATGCAGCAAGAGATGCTGCTCGTAGAGGGCTATCTCCAAATGCTGCACCAGTTATTTCAATCTCTTCTGGAGTTAGAAGGCCTGGACTTTCTGGTATTAGATTTGATGAGGGTATAGATGGATTAGTAACTGTATCAGTAGGGTCACAGTCTTTTAAGGTAAAGAAAGAAAGTGTTCCCGAACTAAAGAATTTATTAACAGAAAATCAAACATGGCTTGAATCACAAGGTAGACTTCCTGGTGGTCCTGTTAGTTCAGTTAAGGGGTATGCTGATACAACTGAAGGAAAACTTGAACATGCAATAAGAACAAGATTGCAAGAAAAGATTGCTGAAAGAGGTGGGGTCTTAACACCAAAATTAGTTTATTCAAAGTTGCAAAAATATGATGCAAGCAAGAAGAGAGAAGTTAAAAAAGAAGTTAAGTCTTTAAGAGCAAGATATAAAGATTCACCAATTTATAAAGAACTTGTTGCTACTCATAAACAAGAAGTTGAAGAATTAAAGTTAATTGCAAAGACTAAGCCAAATCCTTATGGATTAACAGAAGAAGAACTGATGACGGTTCAAGGTGCCCAAGGTAATAGGGCTAAAGAATTTAAATACTCTCCAGCACTTAGCCATAGATTTACTGATAAACAGGTAGACGAACTTTCATCACTAACTCAGTATAAGAGAAATGCTCCAAGCAATGTGTTTGAAGAGCAATCATTCTTTAATACATATTTTCAAAACATAGCAAAAACTTCTGCTGGTGGAATGCATATTTCTAGAAGAGATCAAGCACAAGCAGCACTTAAGATGATTTTAGATAAGCCATTATCACAAAGATCTGCAGTTGAAAAGGCTGTTCATGCAACACTAGACAGAAGGCTATCTACTGGATATTATGAAAAGTTTGGTGCAAAAACAAATCAACTTTCATTGTTAAAAGATGCTGGTTTAACAAATGCTCAAATAGCAGAATTACCAAGAACTGGTGTTCCTGGACTTGCAGGTGGCGTAGTTTCTCTAGGAATGCCAATACCATTTAAGGTTATTGCAAAAAATAGAGCAATTGCACAACAGATAGATGCTCGTGTAAGATCAAGTTCTCTAAGAGATACTCCGCCAACAAACTTTGGAGTAAAGTTAGAAGAGTTTACAGGTCATAGTTTTCCAATACCAGGCATCGGCGGAGTTTATAGAAAACCAAATGGGCAGGTAGTTGTTGTTAAGCCAGTTCTTGATGAGAAAGCAGCATTGGCAGAACAAAGAGCAACAGCAATTGTTAGAGGGGCTCACAAAGGTCTAGACGCTCCAGAACAAACAATTAGAACCATGGTTGATCCAACAGATCTTACTGGCAAGAGAAAGATTATTGTTCTTGAATCTCCATACAATCCAAAATTTGCAACTGGTGGAACTAAGTTTTCTAAGGAAGAGTATTTTACTCAACTTCTTGCCTCAACATTGCGAGGGGATAAAGACTTATCACCTTCAAACGTGTTTGGATCAAACGTAGCAGACGTAGGTGCTGCTGGAGTATTTGGCAAGGCATCAGGAGCAAGAGAATTTAATTTAAAGATGCCATCCCTAGAAGAGCAGGCAATGATAAATCTTCTTGGGGTAAAGGGTGGTGCTAGAAAAGCATTTGCTGAAAATACTGCTGATATAGCAAGGTCTATGACACCAGCAGAATATCAAAAGGCAATGCTTGCTGAGATTAATGCTACTATCCCAAGACTAGAAAAAACTATTGCTTCTTTTGGTTTAACAGGAATTGAAAAAGTTATATATCAAAGAATGGTTGATAGACTCAGGGCTGGTTTAGATGTTGATTGGACCAAGTTACATGCAGTTCACTCTAGAGTAAAAACTCCTCTTAAATTAGCCCAAGGTATTGTTTCAGTTCCTGGTCCAAAGGGTGCTGGAGACATTCAGCCTGCAATGCTTTCTCCAGGAGAAGCAGTAATTCCTGCAAAGCAATCTGCAAAGTATATGCCACTTATTCGTTCAATGATTGCTGACAATGTTCCAGGGTATGCAGAATCAAATGTTGAATGGGATGGACGACCAGCGTCATTAAGAACTGGTGGAAAGTATGCAGGGCCAATAGTAGATTCAGTTCAACAAACACCTGCTTCTGTAGCAAAATCCCCAAACAGATTTTTCAAAGCAATTGATAAATTTGCTGCTAAGGTAGTTTTGGCAACACCAAGAGTTGCAGATCTTGGAAAGAGTGCTGGAGATGCAGCAGATAGCACAACAAAGAATGCTCAAGTTGGAACAGCAATGACTAAGGAAGAGTTAAAGAATGCTCGTCAGTTAAAGCAAATGAACAACATGGGCAAGAACATGGGATTTGGAATGGCTGCCTCTATGCTTCCTATGATGGGTATGGCACAGGCTTCTACAAATCCCGACGGTATGATGGCAAGAAACATAAGCACTCTAAGTGGAGTTGCAATGTTAGCAATGATTGCCCCAATGTTAAATACACCATTAAAACTTCTTGCTTCCGTTGCTGCAGGATATGCTGGTATATTAATTATGCAATCTAAACAAATTAAAAAGGCAATTATAGAGGGCAACAAACTTGCTGAGTCATTCTCTATGACAAGTAAAAAACTAGAAGACTTTGGCGCTATAACTGGAACGGTTTCAAGAACTCAGGTTGCAGAACAACAGAGATTAGGAAGAACTGCTGTATCAGGTGCTGCAAGCCAAGAATTTGGAGAAAACTTCCTTTCATCTGAGACTGGTAAAAAGTTTAAAGAAGATTTTACAAGGCTTTCACAAGAATATGAATCTGCTGTTGCTGGACAAATTTCTACTGCACAACTAGCATCTGCGGTAAATCAAGGAGTTTTGTCTTATCTAGAAGCAGAATCAATTATTACAAAGATGGCAAGAGATCTTAAGGATCCAAATCTAGAGTATCAGATGCAGGGTCAGTTAATGAAAATTCTTGGCCCAGATGGAAAAGACCTTGCAAAAAATCCTTTAAAGGTTCAACTTGAGTTAATAAATGCAAATAAAGCAGGCTTTGATGCTGTAGCACAAAACTTCCAAACTGTTGCATCAGACCAGTTAGGAATGTTTAGCAAGGGTGAGTTTGCAGGTCTTGCTGGTGGAGCACTTGCTGGTGGAGCGATAGCAGCAAATGCATACAGCAAATCTTTAATGTCAGTTGCAGCACAAGCCCAACTTGCTGGTAATTCAGTAAGTGTTGCAGGTGCTGCAATGAAGGGAATTCCTGTAGGTAGAATTATTGCCGCAGGCGCAGCACTAGGAACAATAGCAACAAGAATATTCCAGACAGGTAAAGAAGCAGAAGCATTAGGGGCAGCAGCAGGAACTCTTCAAGGTGTTGCAGCACAAAACTTTGCAGCAGTTCAGCAATCTGCAGATGCATTAAATTATCAATACGATATTCAAATAGCAAATCTGTCTCTTGAAAAAGATAGAACTACTAATCTACAAGAAATTGAAAAAATTACTTCAAGAATTACTACACTTGAAGCAAATAGAACAGCAGGATTAAAAGAACTTGCCAAGCAACAACAACAAGTTTTGGATATGTATATAGGAGTTATTGACGAGGTTAAAAATCCAAGCGCAATGCAATCAGTTGGAAATACATTTGCAAACCCTCTTGGGGGATTCTTAGGATTTGACACCACTGAAGAAAAACAATTAAATAAAATAATGGATGCTGCAATCCTTGGAATGCAGGAATCATGGAATAATAGCATAGGGTCAAAACTTCTTGGACAACAACTTCAAGGAATGAATATTGAAGATGTTATTAGAATATCACTTTTAGTTGAATCAAAGACTGTATCTCCAGAGCAGATGTTGCTTCTTAAAGACATTGCTGAAAGAAATGGTAAAGATATAAATCAGGTTATTAGATTTACATTAGAAAATACTGATCCAGAAACTTTAGGAAGAATATCAACACTTCTTGGAAGGTTTGAAACTACTACAAAGCAAAAGGGCTTCCAAAACCTAACAGACCAATTACTTGGTGATGATCCAACAAAACTTAAGAATGTTCTTACAGCACTTGAAGAATATGCAAAGGCTCCAGACTCAATCCCAGTAAACATGGGAATGGAAATTGATAAAAGCGATATTGATCGTCTTGCTGTATTTGGAAAAGAAATAGATGCAATTAAGAAACGTTTCCCTAATGGAAAGTTTGATGTTAAGTTATTGCAAAAATATCAAACAGAACTTGCTGGAGCAGGAATGCCAGCCAATGCTACCTTGGATTATGTTACAAGCAATATAGACTATTTTATGAAACTTCCTGCGGAAAAAAGATTTGAAGCAATCTTTGCATTTACAATGCTAAAGGATGCAGACTCAATTAAGGCAGACATTGAAAAGACTTTGCGAGTAGGCTTTATGAAAAAGGCTGAACAAAAAGATCCAGCAATGCTTTATGTTGACTCAGCAAGAACAGCAGCAGCATCACAGTATGATGCATGGAGAAAATCTACAGCAGGTGTAAAGGCATATACAGACGCTCTTAAGGCAATGGGTCTTGAATGGAAGGGTACTGGAATAAGCGATAGTGATGTTCCAGGCGGTCCAACAAGCAATGCAGGGGATGGACCAAAGAGGGATGATTCCTTCCTTTATGATCTTGCTCAAAGACTTAAGTTAGTTAAGGAAAGTGCATTTAATGCACTTGATCCTTTAGGATCTTTAAAAGAATTTCTTGATAAGGGCGGTAAGAAGTCAGTAAATCCAGGACTTGGCGAACAAGACGGAGCAATTAAAAGAATAGAAGAAGCAGCAAAAAAATATAAGGATGCTGCTGGAAACATTGGTATAGCCATAGATAAAGATTTTATGGATGTTATTAGAGGTCTAGATGCCGAACAGTTTAAGTTATGGTCAGATACCTTGTTTAAGGTTGGCAAAGATAGTAAACAAATTTATGCGTTAACAGATGTTTTTGCTACTATTAACGAAGGATTCCGTGTAGGCACAATTGGTGGATTTATTCAAGATGTAAAAGATTCAAGTAAAGCAATTGAAGATCAAGTTAATGCTTATAATATTTTGTCAAAGGCAAAAAATAAAGATGGAAAATTAACATATAATTCTATTGAAATTCAAAAGATATTACAGAATACAACACTGACTGCAGCAATTGCAGCAAAGGGTGGATTGCAAGCCACTAAAGAAGAGCAAGAAGAGTTAAATAAAGAAATACAAAAGACTATTAATCTTAATTATCAATTAAGCACAATAAAACTTAATGACAATATTTCAGAGACAAAGATGCAAGTTGAGGCATTTAAGAGGCTTACTGCTGCTGGAGTAAAACATGAAGTTATTCTTGAAATATTAAAGGATAAGAATAATGCTTTTGCAATTGCTTCAGCCGATGCAACTGTAAATACTAAAGATAAGTTTGGTGATTTAATAAATAAGACAAAGGAGTATTCTGATCTTCTTGAGTTAATTGCAAAACAAACAAAAACTTTTGAACAAAAAACACAAGATGCCATCGATGCAAATATTTCTGCACTTGATTTACAGGCTAAGACATTACAAAATAAGTTTGATTTAGAAAACTTTGAGTTAAAAGCAAAGATAGTTATTCAAGAAAATGCTATTAAAGAAATAAATGATGACATTCAAGATAAGCAAGATAAGATTGATAAGATTAACTTTGAACTTAAGTACGATTCAAAGATTGGTCAAAACCTTCTTGATGATATTCAGGAAAACATTAATGATGCCCAAAGAAAGATGGAGTTTGATTTTGATAGACCGCTCCAAGCATTGTCTGACAGATCAGCGGTATTGTCAAATGACTTAACATTAATTGATAAGGCTACAGAAGCAATTAATGAGAAGTATGATGCTCAAGAAAAAGCATTACAAACAATCTCTGAACTCAATCAAGATATTGCTGCACAAGAGCAAAGAAGAATTTCTCTTGCTGATGCATTATCTCAAGGTGATATTTCTGCAGCAGCACAACTAGCAAATGAAATGCGCTCTACTGCAGCAGATGCAGCAAGCCGTAGATCTGGAGAGTTTATTTCAGCAGCAAGAAAGGCTGAAACAGAAGCCCTTGTGTCTGCAAGCGGTATGACAAGAGTACAAATTGAAGCAGAACAATTTAGAATTAGCCAACAGTCTTATGCCCTTGAACAACAAAGAAAGACTATTCAAACACAGATTCTTTCATTAGAAGATCAAGTTTATAATATAACAGAATTAAGAGAAGCAAAACTTCTATCAATTAGAGACGTTGAAACTGTAATTGATGGAATTAAGGCAAATCAATTATTTAATGCACAAAAAGAACTAGATCGAGATCAGAAAATACTTGAGGCTAATCAAAAAATACTTGATGCAAAACTTCTTGCAATTGATAAAGAAAAATTAGGTTGGGAATCTATACAGATTAAACTTGATGCTTATAAACTTAAGTTAGAAGAAATTAATAATGGTCCACTTAAGACTATGAAAGATATTGTTGACTCAATCGCTGCAGCACTTGCAAATATATCTAACTCTAAGTATTCTCCAACAAGTGCATTTGTTCCTTCTGGAGGAGATGAGTTAACTTCTTATGTACCGCCAGCAGTTGATGCAGCATCTGAGGCACTATTAGCATCAACAATAAAAGCAGCACAAGCATTAGATGCAGCACAGGCAGCAGCGGACGCTGCAGCAGCAGCCTTTGATGATGCAGCAGATAAGGGCGAGTGGGCTAAGTTTTCTGAATTGCTTAGGAAAAAAGCAGAACAAGATGCATTACTTGCCAGCGCCCTAGAAGACTATGATATTGCTACTGGAATAAATAATTTACCAACGAATATAGGAAGCGGAGGTAGTGGTGGTTTTGGTATGATGGCTATGTCTTCTGGTGGAATGGTTCCTAGGTACATGGCTGCTGGTGGTATTGCTGGCTACAAGCCTGCACGTGAAAAAATTCCTATGCAGATGTCTTATGGCGGAATGGTTCCTAAATATTTTGCGGTAGGTGGAATGTCAAGAGGAACAGATACTATTCCAGCAATGCTGACCCCTGGAGAATTTGTAATGAGTAAGTATGCAGTTGACTCATACGGTGTTGATAAAATGAAGGCAATCAATAGCGGATCATACGATGGCGAGAAGGTGTATAATTATAATCTAAACGTCAATGTTAAATCTGATGCAAATCCAGAAGATATTGCAAGAGTCGTTATGACACAAATTAGACAAGTTGATTCACAGAGAATTAGGGCACAGAGGGGCTAAATGGCTACAGCAGCGTATTTAACAGGTAGACGTAGGTATGAACGCCCCCAGGCCCTGTTGTGGTCTGAGAACCCTGGCACACTCGTTAATGGGGTATACCTACCAGATGGCTATGAAGTACAAGGCAACTTTGCTGCATCTACAGATACAGATCTAATTAATCAATTTCTTATTCTTTCAGACCATAATCGTGGGGAATTAAATTTTACACCAACAAGAATAGAACAAAGACAAAGAACTATCAATGGACGTATGCGTTCATACCATATAGCAGATAAGTTAACTATGTCTGTTTCCTGGAGTAATTTGCCATCAAGGGCATACTTTCAAGATGCAGGGTTTTTATCTACTGGTTTATCCCCTGACAAAAAAACAACAGGTGAATTTACAGCAGATGGTGGAGCAGGCGGAGTAGAACTTCTTGACTGGTATGAAAACCATACAGGTCCTTTTTGGATGTTTATGGCATATGATAAGTACTCAAACTTTGGTAAGGCCGATGCAGACTATGGACATCTTGCTCAATATAACCAAATCATGCAGGTCTATATTGCAGACTTTAATTATTCTGTTGTAAAACGTGGTGGGTCAAATCACGATCTTTGGAATATTTCGGTAACACTGGAAGAGGTCTAAATGTTTGTTAGTGAGACATTAAAGACACATCTAGAAACATCTTCAACAGTACGCCTACAGTCGTTAGTCCTGGCTGAGTGGAATATGAATATGCCAGATAATATATATAAACTCGGCAACTATAGATATAGGCCTACTGATTCAGATGTTCAATACCGAACACTTCCCTTAAGTTTTGATAGTTTAGATTTAGGTAACTACTATACAGGTGCAACAGATGCAGACGTTGTTGTAGATGGAGGGTTTGATAACTCTGGAGTACCTCAACTATTTACATCAACTAAAGAAAAAATGAAAATGATATATTCTTTAGAAGATTGTATAAAGCCTTTTAGACCACGTTCTGGAATTAACAAAGCCTCTTACTTTAATAATAGATATTTTGCAAACTCTGGTGCCTCCCTTGCAGAAAGACCAAGATACTACATGGCTTCAAGGTATGATGAATTTAGATATTGGTCATCATTTAGAACAGAAGATAATATTGAAAGAGGAATTGCAAAAAATTTATCTAACGGATTAAACTATATTGATGACGCTGTTCCTTTTGTAGTTTATAAAGAAAATGTACCAGCAAATAGACTTGTAGTAAAAATGCAAACAAACGTAGGAACTGCAGACCTTGGACCATTAAGTACACAACTTGGAGGAACTGGTGATCCATTTTATGGAGACTCAAATAAGACTACTCCAACAAGATGGAAGATACAATATTTAAATGAAAATGCTTGGATTGATGCTTATTCTTTTGATGAAAACTCTGTTCGTGATGATGCAACCGCAATTATTGCAGAAGACGGCTATGTTGAATTAGAGTATGGACTAAAAATTCCAGATGCTTATAAATCATCATACACCTTTATTGAAAAAATAGCATCTACAACTTTGCTACCAGAGCAATCTCTTAATGGGGATGGGTATCTATTGGTTGAAAACGCAAATACTCGTGGAACACTTTATATTTGGAATGGATCAAACGAAGAATATGATTCTTTTGTTCCAGAATATGGATGGATACTTGGTCCTGGAGTTTTAAATCGTTCAACAAAACTTATTACAGATTTAACAAACCCAGAACTATTTACAAACGATGCAAACAATCAAACTACATATAGAGAATTTGCCTATATTCGTGGTATAAGAGTTATAGTAGAAACAATGAATAAGTTTGACTCAACTTTTGATTTAATTGAGATGTCTCCTAGACTAGTTGTAAACATATCAGATAAAGTTATTGATTTTAATATTAAAAAAATATTATCTGACATAGGAACCACATCTCTTCCTGTTGGACAATTACTTGCTTCTACTGGAACGCTTTCTTTATTTGATGACGATCAAGCATTTAATGAAAACAATGCATCAAGTATTGTTGCTGACTATATTAGAAAAAATATTAAGTTTATCTTTTATGAATCAATTTTAGATGTTGTAGGTGATGAATACTCTGTTCCAATTAAAACACTATACTCGGAAGGATTTCCACAAGCAGATATTACTGCAGCAAAACTATCAATAGAGTTAAGAGATTTTTATTTCTTTTTAGAATCAATGCCAGCACCAAGATTGCTTACAACACAAACATCACTTAGTTATGCAGTATCAATGCTTCTTGATTATATTGGATTTAGTAACTACACATTTAAACGTGTAGCAGATGAATCAGAACCAATCATCCCATATTTTTTTGTTGCTCCAGATCAAAATGTTGCAGAAGTTTTAAACCAGTTAGCAGTATCAACTCAGAGTGCAATGTTTTTTGATGAATATAATAACTTTGTAGTAATGAGCAAAGATTACTTAATGCCTACATTAGATCAAAGAGAAACAGATTTTGTTTTATCTGGATCTAACAATCAAATTGATTCTGGTGTAATTGAAAATGCTACTTCTGGAAATCTTCCAAATATTATTTCTATAGCCTCACAAGATAAGAAAATTTATAATGATGGAAAAATTAATTATACAACCAGATATATTCAAAGATCTTATGGTTCAATACGCCAATCAACAATGATTGATAAAGAAAAAACTTGGATATATAAGCCATCTCTTTTGTGGGAAGTTAGTGGAACAGAAAATACAAAAACAATAAATGAACTTGCTTCAAAGCAGGGTAGTTATGTATTGGGAGCAATGCCACTAAACTCAGACTTAGTTGGAACTCCACCAGTTGTAGTAGGAAATGTTCTTACAGATAATGTAATAGACCTTGGAGAAAATATTTACTGGCTAACAAGATATAATGGATATCTATACTCTAATGGGGAAGTAATTAGGTATGATGCTTCAGAGTTTGACATTACTGGAACTGGAAAAGTTTGGATTAGTAGTAATCAAGAATACCAAAAGTATTTTTCATCAATACCTTTTAATGGAAAAATATATCCTACAGGTATTGTAAGAATTTATGCAACGCCAAACTATGAGACAATAGATGGAATAACAAGATTACAAAATGGCCCAGTTGTTGATCATGGACGTGGACAATTTGGAACCCAGATAGTTTCACATTTTGCTGGAATAAATAGTTATTGGACAAACAACGATAATGTTCGTGGATTAAATATGCAGTCTCAATATTTATTTAGCACAAAGTTAGATGCTAATCTTGCATCTACGCTTCCCGCAACAACTGTTGCTGCAGCAGGTATAAGTAATACTGTTGCAAAGCAATCAACAAGGAATAGCATTATAAAGAATTTTATGGCTACAAGTTATTTAAGCGAAACAGAAGTAAACAACTTGCCATCAACACAAACAGGAACAATTCAATCATCTGCTTTAGTCTTTAACGGTCCATCTTTTAAAACAACAGAAACTCCTTTAAATTTTGTATCGTATGTATATAAAGATTTAGACAATGCATATAAACATTTTGGAACTAGATTAAGAATTATTGGTAAAATTGAAAATAATACAACTAGAACACAATCTCCAAATGGAAGCATTACATACTATCAATTATCTGGAAATCAGCCAGACCAAAATATAAATATAGGTGGAGGTTCTGGCGGTTTAGCATTTTTATTAAATCCAGAAACAAATAATGGATACTATTTTGAAATTGTTGCACTTACTGAAGACAATATAAACTCATACCTTAAGGTTGATGAAAACAATAATGCACAGTTTTCAGTAAACAATGTTGTATTTTATAAAATTAAAAAAGATTCATCAAATTCAAATGCAATACCAGTAAAACTTTGGGGTGGGCTATCAAAAATTATTGTTGATGATGGAAAATTTGCTGGACAGCAAAGACTTGCAGGAGAAGAAAACTCAACAGTATATGACTTGTCCGTAGAATATATTGATATTGGAAACACTAGAAGATTTTATCTATATATAAATAACCAATTAATAAAGGTTGTAGATGATACAGATCCTCTTCCAACATATAATAATATGGCATTATTTGTTCGTGGTTCTTCAAAGTGTATGTTTGAAAACATATACGCTTTATCTAAAAACTATAGCCAAAATACAGTGTTTACTGTCAATGATACTTTAGGTCAGGTTTTTGGAGATAAAGAAGTTGATGTTACAGAATCTTTTAGAAAGTATGCAATAAGTGGTGTTGTTCAGTCAACATACCTATCTGGAGTTAGCGCACAACAACCACCAAAATATAATATTTATTTTGAAGAGTTTGGATCTATTATGCGTGAATGTGCATACTTTGACATTAAATATGATCGTGCATACCCAGCACTTTATGCAAAACTTTCACCGACATTTAATAATATAAAAGGATATACTACTTCTGGATTTTATGCAGACTCTTATGGTGCAGAATTTTTAATATTTAATTCAACAGATAAAGCATTAAATTTAGATGAAACAACTGGAAATTTTTTAAGAATCCAAGGAATTACATTTACACAAGATACAACTCATGAACTGACTGTAGATGAATTCTTTAAAAAACGTGGAAACTTATCCGATCCAGAACTAGTTGGAAGCACACTAACGTACTCTCCATTGGTTGAAAAATCAAGGTATGATGAAATAAAATTAAGTAGATTAACTTACGGCAAAAACGAGTTTAGCATTGATAGTCCTTATATTCAAACACAAGATGATGCAGATGCAATCATGAATTGGATTATAAATAAATTAATGGTACCTAAAAAATCTGTTGGAGTAAATATATTTAGTATTCCAACATTACAACTTGGTGATATTGTAACTATAGATTATAAAGATTTATCTGGTTTAGATTTAGTTTCTAAAAATTCTTCTAGGTTTGTGGTTTATAATATAGAATATCAAAGATCAGAAAGTGGCCCAAGCATGACAATTTATTTGAGTGAGGTATAAAGTGACAGTATCTCCAGTTCCAGAAACCCCCTCATCCGCAACAGTTGTAAACGCATACTCTCCAGCCCCAACAAAGACTGCCCCAATAGATACTGTTCTCTTTGATGATCAATCGATGTCTATAGAAATTATGACAGATTTAATATTTGAAGATATTGGTGGTCATGAGTTATTAAGTGTTTCTAGAAACGACATTATAAATGGTCAAAGAGTTTCCTATTCGCCAATTAAAAATCTGGGCTTAGTCCAGCAAAGATACAACCCAAATAATATTTTAAGACTACAGTCAACATCAGATACATATTTTGCTAACTTTGCAATTAAGTTTGAAGAAAAGGTGCCTCTTGAGGGAAATGGGGTTAATGGTGAAAACGTTTATATTGAAGAAGAAACTGGTGATTTAATTATTGAGACTGTTAATATGAATAATGATGAACAGATAGAGATTCAAATTGCTATAAATGGTACAATATATGAAGCGAACTTTGGAGCAACCACGTCATGATAACTAATAAAGGTAAGAGCATAATTGGAAAGTATATGCTTGGTCAGGCCCCTGCCTATGCCTCATACCTTGCAATTGGCTGTGGACCGCAACCGTTACAGACAGAAGATGTTGCAGACGACTTTGCAACAAAAACAAACCTAGATTTTGAAATGTTTAGAGTTCCCATCTCTTCTAGAGGATTTATAAATGAAAACGGTATTGATAAAATAGTCCTAACAGCAGAACTACCAACAGAAGAAAGATATGAAATAACAGAGGTAGGTTTATACTCTGCAGGATCAAACCCATCTGCTGGTGCTAACGATAGCAAAACCGTATTTTCTTTTGCACAGGGAGAAACCTGGATTCATCATACGGCCTCTGCAGCCACAGCAATACCAACAATATCTTCACCTCTAGATGATCCAGAAGATGATAATGTTATTGCAACAGATGGTGTGTTTCAAACAAATGCAGATAACTCTATTTTTTATAAAACAAATCGTCTTGAAAGATATGAACGTGCAAGGTTTTTAAATAATACTATTTTAATTCAAGGAGATGATTCAGACTTAACCTTAGATGGTGGTGGTTCTGGCGGAGTTGACAATATTGTTGTTGAGGATGGTTCAAATCATATACACTTAACTGCACCAAATGTTGATTTTTCTAAAAACTCTCCAACAGATGAATTAAGGTTTGCATTTTCTTTAGTTAATAAAGATGGAGACTCTGTAACAGTTCCAGACACAATTAGAATATTAATTGATTTTGCAGGTACAGATGTTGCAGATCCAGATGTTTATGCAAGGTTTGAAGTTGATATTGAAAATAATTTTGATGGATATGATTTTGAAACAAATAGATATTTTGTAGTTAAGAAACAACTACAAGAACTTCATACAACTCAAAACTTTACATGGGAAGCAGTTAACGTTGTTAAGATTTATGCTTGTGTTCTTGAGGATAATGGAACTGCTGGACCATTTCCTTCATCAGATTATTATATTGCACTAGATGCATTAAGACTTGAAAATATTGCAACAACAAATCCATTATACGGATTAACTGGTTATTCAGTTATTAAAAATGATACTGCTGCAACCATTATCAAATCACCAAATACAAGTAATTATATTGAGTTTAGATTTTCTATTGGTGTAACATAATGGCTGATGCAAATATTAAAAAAACAAGAATTTTAAAGTCAGAATTACCAGCAATTGATCACGATACTTTAAAATATAATGCAAGATACAGACTTATTTCTGAAGATAAAAACAGAACATCACACTGGTCCCCAATTTATAACTCTGATGGAACTAATGTTATTGCAACCAGTGGTGCAGTATCTAAGACAGGGAACGTTGTTACGGCTGTATGGGGAGATGAAAATGATTTTCCAGAATACGATGTATTTGTTAAGTTTGATTCAGGGGAATTTGCTTATCACGGGAAATCAAAAGAACATTCATATTCATTTTTAAAAACTGGGACTACATCAGTCAGAGTAAAAGTTCAAATTGTTTCATCAAAAAAAGAAATTAAGGCAGCACTAAATATCTTTGACTCTGGCACAGTGTCTTTGGTATAATTTAATAGGAGGAATAAAATGGCAAAAG